CCGATACTCTGCATACCGCTCCTGGTATCCAAAGACGTTATCGTTTAACGAATCCCCTGTGCTGTAGTAAATCTCTTTGTTAAGCACAGCCTGCTCACCGATCTGAGCAAGGACCGGATAGTAAAAATCATATCGAGTCGATTTAGACCAATAACGCTCAAGACCTTGGCTGTACGTAATGTCGCCGCGAACATTCGCCAGTCCGATAATCACACCGTGCTCAACCGCACTATAGGTCCAATCATGGGAACCGCTAACCGTTCCCATAGCACCCAGCTGGCCGACATAATCGCCAGCCTGACCTGCTGTATTAGCAATAGGCGTCACATTCACCATAGAGCTCCCGCCACCGATAAACTCGGGGCGCTGAACTCGAAAATCAGGAACCGTCACACCGAAATGAGCTCGAATAAGCTCGTTGTACCGTGTACCACCTCGCGCGTCGCGCTCGAGCAACCGCTGAGTCTGAAACGCTAAGCGAAGATCGTTAATGGTCGCTGCCGTTGCGTCAGAAAGATCGGCATAAAGCTTACGACCATTATCCGCCGTACCAGCAAAAACGATTTGACTGACAGCATCGTCAATATTCCTATTTACACCAGCGACGGCATCGTGAATAACAACATTCAACCCGCCGGTGCCAATATTATAACCGGCTACCGGCGCCAAACTGCCTAGCGGAAGCTGAACGCTTGCGCCTTTCTGGGGACTAGGAAGTGAAGACGTGAAATAATCGTGGCGCTTTCCACGCTTCAACAGGGAATAGATACCAAGACCACTAGTAGTAGAACCGGTTTCAACAACAGCAGAATCCTGCAAATTCTGATCACGGAACCACTCGTTCCAAATCAAATTATATGCTCGGAAAGGCAAAGCAGAAACGTCAGCCTTACCAATAACCGTCTGAGGAAGTCCCATATAATCAAACAAACTTCCAGCCGAAACAGTAGTAGTAGACGAACCAGAACCAAGTGCAGGAACCGTCACATCAATAGAATCGTCTGGATCTACTCGCTCACCGTGAAACTTTTTAAAATCGTCCCAAACAAGACGATAAGGCACAAAAAAGAAAAAAGTATCTAAAAACATGTTATCCATAATCGGATGAAGGGGCGTGCTAAGCCGCCCCATAAAGTTCGCATTCATCCGAAAAGTATCGCCTGGCATTACATCATCAACGTAAATCGGAATAAGCCAGTCTGCATCAAAAGTCGTCTTAAGACCGTGAGAACGGTCAAAGGTAGACCGCGGGATCTCCGCCCGCGGTACCTGGCTAAAACTATGTTCCATAACTGAACGCATTAGTGTGTCTCCTCAAGCACCGCGGCCTGAGCCGCTTTATCAACTTTATATGAAACCAACTCCCAGCAATTCGCCAACCGCTGGGGATTCTCAGGGATTAACTCACCCTTTTCCTCGTCAAACATTCCAATGCGAAACAAAATATAGTCGTGCGGATGACGCCCGATCTCATGCTCTGCATCGTTAGCGATGTCAGTCACTGCACGGACTGCTTGCCCATCTGCAGCAAGCATAAAGGGCCGTGCATAAAGCTTAGAAGCCGTATCGTAAATGCTGTAAATGTTAACTTTCATAGTTCAATCATCCCTCGTTTCAACTGTGATGTCTGAGCCTTCTTTACTAGGTACTTCTGCTGGAGGCGCTCAGACGTAAACTCCTCCGCGTTCCGCTCTCTAAATTCTTTACGCTTCTCTTTTACCGCATCAAACAAAATCTCGTCAATCTTTTTTAACTGCTCGTCATAGTACCGTGGCGCCTTCGGCACGATCCCGTGTCCAGGCACTGGAACTTCGTCCGACGGATACACATCCGTCTTGTACTTCTCAAACCATTCCATGCCTATACCTGGACGCCGGCTCATAGTGGTATATTCTGGCTCTACTGACCAAGTTTCACCTGTATCTGGGTCAACACGGAGATAGTGCTCATGGGCGTTAATACCATTAACTTTCTTAAGAATATAGCGCGCACAATAGGCCGCGCTCTGAAAAGTAACTTCGCCAATCGTGTGAAAACCGAATGGCCAAAGCTTTTCCAAGGTGGGGGATACATACAACGGGTTATCTCTCCCTGGATAAAACAATTGCTT